TAAAAAGCCTTATAAATCAGATATATAGGGCATTCTAGGCATGGTCAACCCCCCACCCCCCAAAAAAATATTTAGGAGTCCCCCATTTTTCTATACATACTATTCCACACGTTGTAACCCCACTTCTACCAAATCACCTTAATCCCACATAACGCACAAGGTTATACAAACACCCCCCGTCACTTATATAAACGCCCATCAAAAAAATTTTTCACAAAAAATTTACAAAGTAGGGTAAGCTATGTGCTCATGTATGTTTATAACAAAGAAAGAATATGCAGATAGAAGACGAATATGATGATTTCGTGGATTTTGATGAGGTCGAGCCCTTTGATTTTTCCACTGTATGCGGACACACCGCCCCTAGTGAGGCTACAAAACGAAGACTCAACGCAAAAGAAGCCTTCAAAGACCCCACATTCCTAGATGCACAGGGGATGCCCCCTTTGCCAGAACCGCAATTAACTTATGCAGAAAAAAATGAAGCTTTAAATATATTTTTAGAACAGCCTGATGCACCTCCTGCACCTACCACACCCGGTGCGGCGAAAGCGCTCGACAAACTTTTAAAGCGGTTTGACTATACATTGGCAAATTCTACAAACAAGATGCGTCAATATGTGCTTTTTAAACTGTTTGAACTTGCCGAAAACGAAGACCCAAAACTTCAAATTAAGGCGGTTGAGATGTTAGGTAAGGTAACTGAAATTGGCTTATTTACGACAAAAGTAGAGGTAGCTGCTGCAGATAAACCGACAGGTGACCTAGAGACAGAGCTTAATGAGTTGATGTCCACGTACTCGGTTGGTGGTGAGCTTGGTGCTATTGATGTGCAATACGAGCAGATTTCCGATGAAGAGCTTAAAGGTGGTGCTAAAGATGAGGAGTTTGAAGAGGTAGAGGATGAGTAAGTTAGCTCACATACCTCCATCAGATAAAGAGCGCCTAGCAGAGCTTGTGCGTGAGCTTACCCGCAGAAAAGAGAGAGAAAAAGCACAGACTGACTTCTTAGCGTTTGTGCAGTCGGTGTGGCCTGACTTTATTTATGGTCGGCATCATGCAAGGATAGCCTCAGAGTTTGAGCGCGTAGCCAGAGGCGAGTGCAGACGACTCATAATTAACTTAGGTCCACGTCATACAAAGAGTGAGTTTGGGTCGTACCTTCTGCCGGCTTGGTTTTTAGGTCGGTTTCCAAATAAAAAAGTAATTCAGTGCTCGCATACAGCTGACCTTGCGGTGGGTTTTGGTCGTAAAGTGCGTAACTTAGTAGACTCTCCTGCGTATCAAGAAGTCTTCCCCAATGTAGGTTTGCGGTCTGACTCAAAGGCGGCGGGTAGATGGAACACCAGTGCAGGAGGTGATTATTTTGCTATTGGGGTAGGCGGTGCAGTAACCGGTAAAGGTGCTGACCTGCTGATAATTGACGACCCGCACAGTGAGCAAGAAGCGGCGATAGCAGCGAGTAATCCTGAGATTTACGATAAAGTGTACGAGTGGTACACGTCTGGTCCGCGTCAGCGTCTCCAGCCTGGTGGAGCCATAATCATCATCCAGACTCGTTGGTCAAAAAGAGACCTGACGGGACAAGTGCTTGAAGCGGCGATGCAGAGAGGCAACGAGAATTGGAGAGTAGTAGAGTTCCCTGCCATATTGCCATCGGGTAAACCGCTATGGCCTGAGTTCTGGAGTCTTGAGGAATTAGAAGCGACACGCGATGCGATTGACGTGTCCAAGTGGCAGGCGCAGTATCAGCAAGACCCGACCTCTGAAGAGGGTGCGATAGTTAAACGAGAATGGTGGCAGAAATGGACCAAGGAAGACCCGCCTCCAACAGACTTTATATTGATGACTTGGGATACGGCGTTTGAGAAATCGCAGCGAGCTGACTATAGTGCGTGTACTGTGTGGGGCGTGTTTTATCAAGACAACGACAACGGCGTGATGCAGGCTAATATTATTATGCTTGATGCGAAACGTGGGCGGTATGAGTTCCCCGAACTTAAGCAAGTTGTGCTGGATGACTATAACTATTGGCAACCTGATAGTATAATCGTAGAAAAGAAAGCGTCTGGTGCGCCACTTATATATGAGCTACGTGCAATGGGTATTCCAGTGATGGAATTTACGCCTACAAGAGGTAACGATAAGATATCTAGGCTTAATGCGGTTGCAGACTTATTTCACTCTGGTAGAGTATGGGCACCGAACACACGATTTGCGGACGAGGTTATCGAAGAGGTGGCATCATTTCCCGCAGGGCAACACGATGACTATGTGGATACCGTGTCAATGGCGATGGCGAGGTTTAGAAAAGGCGGCTTTATTTCAACTAATTTAGATGAACCAGAACCAGAGCGAGAGTTTAGAGGGCGGTCATCACGGCGCAATGCATATTACTAACAACAGCAGAGAAACTAAATGTTTGATAAAAGCCTAAACCAAGCACCACTAGGACTTGAGTCCTTACTCGGCGGCGATGAGCCTGACATCGAGATTGAAATTGACGACCCAGAAAGTTTGCATATTGCAATGGGTGGGATGGAGATTGACTTTGACCCTAAAGACGAAGTGGACGGTGAGTTCGATGAAAACTTAGCTGACCTTTTAGATGATGGAGAGCTCTCGTCTATTGCAGCAGATTTGTTGTCTGATTTTGATGATGACGTGGCTTCGCGTAAAGATTGGATTACAACCTATACAGATGGTTTAGAGCTACTCGGTATGAAGATTGAAGAGCGTACTGAGCCTTGGGATGGTGCGTGTGGTGTGCATCACCCTCTACTTAGCGAAGCGTTAGTTAAGTTTCAAGCTGAAACTATGATGGCGACATTCCCGTCAGCAGGTCCTGTCAAAACAAAGATTATCGGTAAAGAAACTTCTAGTAAGAAGGAAGCGGCGGCGCGTGTACAGGAAGACATGAATCATCAGCTTCTTGATGTGATGACTGAGTACAGACCGGAGCATGAGCGTATGCTTTGGGGTCTTGGGTTATCGGGTAATGCGTTTAAGAAAGTCTACTTTGACCCACGACTAGACCGTCAAGTATCTCTATTTGTCCCTGCTGAAGACATGGTTGTGCCTTATGGTGCATCTAACTTAGAAACAGCAGAGCGCGTAACTCATGTTATGCGTAAGACTGAAAATGATATGCGTAGGCTTCAGGTAGCGGGATTTTACCGCGATATTGACTTAGGTGAGCCTAGCAGTCAGCTTGATGACGTTGAGAAGAAAATTGCTGAGAAGATGGGCTTTAGTGCAACGTCTGATGACCGATATAAAGTCCTTGAAATGCACGTTGACCTCGACCTTCCAGGATTTGAGCATACTGATGCAGATGGGGATGAAACGGGAATTGCACTGCCTTATGTAGTGACAATCGAGAAAGGAAGCCAAGAGATTCTATCCATTAGACGTAACTGGGAGCCAGATGATGAAACCTACACCAAACGACAGCATTTTGTTCATTATGGGTATGTCCCTGGGTTTGGCTTTTATTGCTTTGGCCTTATTCATCTTATTGGCGCATTTGCTAAGTCCGGTACTTCTCTTATTAGACAACTGGTTGATGCGGGAACGCTAAGTAATCTGCCCGGCGGATTTAAAGCTCGTGGTATGCGTATTAAGGGTGATGACACTCCTATCTCTCCTGGAGAGTGGCGCGATGTAGATGTACCAAGCGGTACTATTCGAGATAACCTGCTTCCACTACCCTACAAAGAGCCGTCACAAACATTGATGGCACTTCTTAATCAGATTGTAGAAGAAGGCAGACGCTTTGCTAACGCGGCGGATTTGCAAGTATCTGATATGTCGGGTAATGCGCCTGTAGGGACGACACTAGCTATTTTAGAGCGCACGCTTAAAGTTATTACTGCTGTTCAAGCACGCGTACATTATTCAATGAAGCAAGAGCTCGGTCTCCTAAAAGGGATTATTGCAGCTTACGCACCGGAGGATTACAGCTATGAACCTGAAGAAGGAAGTAGAAAAGCCAAAAAGTCTGACTACGATACCACAGAAGTTATCCCTGTATCTGACCCTAATGCGTCTACGATGGCTCAGAAAATCGTACAGTACCAAGCGGTATTACAACTTGCGCAAGGGGCACCTCAACTTTACAACCTGCCCGTTCTTCACCGCCAGATGCTTGACGCTTTGGGGATTAAGGATGCGCAAAAGCTTGTTCCATTAGAAGAAGATAAATTCCCTGTAGACCCAGTGTCTGAGAATCAGAATATGCTAAGACTAAAACCCGTCAAAGCATTCCTCAACCAAGACCATAACGCTCATATTGCTGTTCATATGGCGATGATGCAAGACCCTAAGATTATGGGTACACTGCAAGGGAACCCTCTGCTTCCACAGATTCAAGCGACAGTCATGTCACACGTAGCAGAGCATTTAGGGTTCCAGTATAGAAAAGACGTTGAAGTACAGCTCGGTATGCAAATGCCTCCACAAGAGGATGATGACGGTGAGGATATGAAGCAAAACCCAGAAGTAGAAGCGGCGTTAGCTCCATTACTTGCACAGGCGGCTACTCAACTACTTCAACAAAACCAAGCAGCGGCGGCGCAACAAAAAGCGCAGCAACAAGCTCAAGACCCGCTAATTCAAATGCAGATGCAAGAGCTACAACTTAAAGCGCAAGAGATTCAGAATAAAGCGCAGAAAGACCAAGCTGAGATTCAAGTTAAAATGCAGCAGATTCAAGTAGACCGTGAGCGTATCGCAGCGCAATCAGCTACAGCAGATAAGCAACGTGAAATTGACGTTCTTAAAAACGCAGCGCAGCTCGGCGTCAAACAGTCGATTGATAAAAGTAAGTTAACCCATGATGAAAAGAAACTGCAAGTAGAAGCGCTTAAAAATGCAGCAGATATAACGGCTAAAAAAGAAGACCAGCAGCGCAAAACAACTGTTCAAGCTCTAAAAGATGCGGCTCAAATTACCGCTAAAAAGACTGAAACAGAAATGGGGTTAGCTCACCAAGCGTATCAAGGTATGCTTGAGCGTGAACGCGCACAGACAGAGAAAGCGGAAACTATGGCTCACGAAGCCTATCAAAAAGCTCTTGAGCGAGACCATCAAAGACATCATAAAATACTCGATGTAGCGCACCAAGGTCACCAAGCTGAAGTAAACCGCGAACATCAAAAAGAACAAGCTTTTGCTAAAGGGGGAGAAGTAAAACAATCCGCCAAGAAACCTAAGAAAGGTGAAGAATAATGGACGCATTTGATGTAGTGCTTAAGCATATTGATGAAAAAGTTATGCAACTTAAAGATGCTGTATGTTCTGAGCGAATTGACTCAATGGAAACGTATAAACAGATGTGCGGTGAGATACGTGGACTTCAAACAGCTCGCGGTTATGTACTTGATATAAAGGATAAATTAGAAGATTAGCTTGGAAGAGGAGCTTAAAACCTCGATGACAGCACGGAAAGACGGCATATTTTAATCCCACAAACAGGAAACAAAATGTCAAAGATTTTAATTGGGTCAAACCCCAAAAATCCACAAGTTGTTGGTAGCTACGAAACAGAAGCTACTAATGAAGAAAAAGCAACGCAACTCCCAATGCCATCAGGATACAGAATCCTATGCGCTATCCCAGAAGCAGATAAAGAATACGAAAGTGGTATCGCAAAAGCTGACGTAACCCTGCGTAATGAAGAAGTACTTACCACCGTATTATTCGTTGTTGCACTAGGTCCAGAAGCCTATAAAGACACAAACAAATTCCCTAGCGGTGCATGGTGTAAAGAAGGCGACTTTATTTTAGTACGCCCCAACTCAGGCTCACGCCTACTCATTCACGGTAGAGAATTCCGTCTTATCAATGATGATTCGGTAGAAGCAGTTGTACTCGACCCACGCGGCATCTCACGCAAATAGGACAAGACTATGGCAGATTTTGAAAGAACAGAATATAAATTCCCCGATGAAATTGATAATGACGATAACATCGAGATTGAAATAGAAGACGATACTCCTGAAGAAGATCGTGGTCGGGAGCCAATGCCTAAACACATTGTAGATGAGTTAGAAGAAGACGAATTAGACTCCTACGATGCAAAAGCACAACAACGCATTAAACAAATGCGTAAGGTATACCATGACGAGCGCAGAGAGAAAGAAGCGGCTCAACGTGAGCACAGAGAGGCTGTTGCACTAGCGCAACGACTGCTCCAAGAAAACCAACGCGTTAACCAAGTTTTGGGTAACGGTGAAAAAGAGTATATCAATAATATACAGAGTTTAGCTCAGAAAGAGATGCAAGAAGCCAAGCGTGCTTACAAAGACGCGTATGAAATCGGTGATGCTGATGGGGTAGTAGAAGCTCAAGAGCAAATGCAGTTAGCCACCTTAAAATTGGCTCAAGCACATAATATGCGTACAGGGGCTTTACAAACACCTGATTATGAGGTACAACAGGCGCAAGAAAGGCTACAACGCCCTGCGGAATCGCAAGTTCCACGGCCTGACGAGAAGGCTTTGGATTGGCAAGAAAGAAATGAGTGGTTTGGTAAAGACAAAGAAATGACCAGCGCAGCTCTTGGGCTTCATGCAAAACTTGTAGACGAAGGCGTACCAGTAGGCTCTAAAGAATATTACAACGCACTGGACAAAACAATGCGTAGACGTTTTAGCGAGTATTTTGGTGAACCGGAAGATAGAAAATCGAGTAAGGGCAAACCGTCTAACGTAGTGGCACCTGCAGCGAGAAGTACATCGGCAACAAAGATTAAGTTAACTCAGAGTCAAGTCAACCTAGCAAAGAAATTTGGCTTAACCCCTGAACAATATGCGAAAGCAGCTTTAGCCTTGGAGAACCAAAATGGCAGATAATACAAATGCAAGAACAACTCGTGAACTAGAAACCCGTGCACTTACGGAGCGTCCCAAGCAGTGGATGCAACCGGAGTTGCTCCCTGAGCCTGACAAAGAGGCTGGGTTTGCGTATAGATGGATTCGCGTAGCAACATTAAATAACAGTGACCCAAGCAACTTAGCGTCAAACCTAAGACAAGGTTGGGAACCCGTTACAATGAGCGAACAACCTAAATTTAGACTGTTAGCCGACCCGAATAGTCGTTTTAAAGACAACATCGAAGTAGGCGGATTATTACTTTGCAAGATTCCAGCTGAGTTTATGGAGCAGCGTGCACAACACTTTGCTAACATTACAAGCCAGCAAGCAGAAGCTGTAGATAATAATTTAATGCGCCAAAGTGACTCAAGAATGCCTATCTTTAAAGAGAGAAGCTCTAAAGTTACCTTTGGTAAAGGTACTTAATTAATTAACTAGGAGTTAAAATGGCTTATCCTACAGTACAAGCCCCTTACGGGTTAAAACCTGTAAATTTAATCGGGGGTCAAGTTTTTGCAGGTTCTACTCGTAACATCCCTATTCAATACGGATACAACACTAATATCGGTTATGGTGACCCTGTTGTAATTGCGTCTGGTACTATTACTAGAGCTACTATTGCTGCAGCAACTACAGGTAAACAAATTACTGGTATTTTCTTGGGGTGTTCATACACTAACCCAACAACTAAACAAAAGTTATTCTCTCAGTATTGGCCTGCAGGTACACTTGCTGGTGATGCAGAAGCTGTTGTTACTGATGACCCAGATACTGTATTTAAAGTAGTTATGTTGTCTGCGGCAGGCGGTACAGTTACTTCAGGTTCACAAGCATTAGTTGGCTTAAATGTTGCTGGTGCAGATGCTGCGGCTAACGTAAACACAGGTAATTCTACTGTGGGTGCTGTTACACCTACTGCAACTCCCTCTACAGGCCTAGCATACCGTATTGTTGACTTAGTACCTGAAACAGCGGTTATTACTTCTGTTCCTAGCACTTCAACAACAACAACAACTATTACTGTCCCTGCATTGACTTCAGCGTTAGTTGTTGGTTCGGATGTATCTTTCATTGCACCTAACGGTCAAATAGTACAAACAGGGTCATTCTTAACAGCTAACTATGCTGTTGGGGCAACATCTCTTGTTATGAACGCGGCTTCAGGCGTGACCATTCCTGCTTCTGCAACCTTAGTTATTACTCAGTACCCAGAAGTACTAGTTAAAATTAACTTCGGTATCCATTCATACTACGGCGCTTAAGGAGCAATAAAAAATGGCATTTTCTAGAGCACAGCTAATAAAAGAGTTATTACCGGGCCTTAACGCGTTATTCGGTTTAGAGTACGCACGCTACGGTGAACAACATAAAGAAATTTATGAAATCGAATCTTCTGAGCGTTCATTTGAAGAAGAAACAAAACTTTCAGGTTTTGCTGCAGCGGCAGTTAAATCAGAGGGTTCTGCAATTCAGTATGAAGCCGGTCAAGAAGCTTGGACTGCACGCTATAACCACGAAACAATTGCTCTTGGCTTCTCATTAACTGAAGAAGCTGTAGAAGATAACTTGTACGACTCATTGTCTGCTCGTTATACAAAAGCGTTGGCTCGTGCTATGGCATACACCAAACAAGTAAAAGCGGCGGCTGTTTTAAACAACGGCTTCAACTCTGCTTATACTGGCGGTGACGGTTCAGCATTGTTCTCAGCTTCACACTCATTAGTGTCTGGCGGCACAAACTCAAACATCCCATCAACTCCTGCTGATTTAAACGAAACTTCTTTAGAAGCGGCTGTTATTCAAATTGCACAGTGGACTGATGAACGTGGTTTGTTGATTGCTGCTAAACCTAAAAAATTGATTGTTCCACCACCACTTCAATTCGTTGCAACTCGTTTGCTCGAAACTGAACAACGTGTAGGCACAACCGATAACGACATCAACGCGTTAAAAAACAACGGTTCTATCCCAGAAGGTTACACTGTTAATAACTTCTTAACAGATACCAATGCGTGGTTCTTAACTACTGATGTACCAAACGGTTTGAAACATTTCGTGCGTCAATCATTGGTAACTTCATCAGATAGTGATTTTGATACAGGCAACATGAGATACAAGGCGAGAGAACGCTACAGCTTCGGCTGGTCGGATCCGCTCGGAATGTATGGTTCATCTGGTTCAAACTAAGTAAAATCAAGCGTTTAGGAAGGGGACTTAGGTCCCCTTTTTAATATATGTTGAGGTATTTGTTCGGATAGTGTATTATACATACTTATTAATTTAGGGGGTGTATATGGCTAAAGGTATCTATAAAATTATCAATGTAGTAAACAATAAATTTTATGTGGGGAGTGCAGTAGATTTAAAACGTAGGCGAATTAGACACTTTTCAGAACTAAGAACGGGTAAACATAACAATAAACATTTACAGGCTGCTTGGAATAAATATGGTGAATCGGCTTTTATATTTGTTGTGTTGGAAGAAGTAGATGACTCTGTAAATATTTTAGAGTTAGAAGATGTGTGGTTAAAAAACCATGTAGGGGAAGATTATTGTTATAACATGGGGAAAACTGCTACAGCACCTATGTTAGGGATGGTTGGAGAGTTAAGTCCTACATGGGGGTATATACACACAGTAGAGGCTAAGTTAAAAATAGGTGCGTCTAGTAAAGGTAGAACGCAGTCAGAAGAAGAGAAAGCTAAACGTAGGCAAACAATGGCTGGGCATAATGTATCAGCAGAAACACGAGCAAAAATTAGCGCGTCTTTAATGGGAGCTAAAAACTTTAACTACGGTAAGCCTCGAAGTGACGAGTTTAAAGAAAAAGTTAGTAAACGCGTGCAGGTTACTAGAGAAAACACTACTACAGAATACGCAAGTATAGTAGACCTTAGAGAAGCTACAGGACTAAAACCAACTACTGTAAATAGAGCGTTAAAGTCAGGTAACCCAATTAGTAGAGGACCTTTTACAGGATGTGTAATTCAGTACTTAAAATAGTTGCATATTCAACCAATTGGTGTACTATCAGCCTATATCTAGGAACTTAATTATTTGCGCAGATTGACCTAGCAAGCTTTACACAAGACTGCGTATCTTACGTGTATTTGGAGATTAAAATGGGTTTAGCATCACACTTTGGTCCTTGGAGACTTGGAACCGTACCTAACACAACTGGCACAACTGCTGGTACTATCAACAACATGGGCGCAACTATTGTTGCTCAAACAGCTAACATTGCTTACAGCACTGCTACTGGCAACGCAGTAGTACTACCTGCAGGCGCTCTTATCACTGCGATTCAGTTCATTACCACAGCCGCGTTTTCCTCAGCCGCTACAATTAGGCTGGCTATTGGGGGTACAAATATTACCACTGCGTCTACTGTAACTAATGCAGGGACTAATGCTGTTGCTATTGACGCTACTACTGCAGCTGCAGCGCTTGTATCTAACGTGGGTTCTACAGACGCTATTGTTACTTATACAGTTGGTGGTACGTCACTTACTACTGGTACTGGCATTCTTGTTATTGCCTACATGGTTCGCTTGTCTGACGGTACTTATAACCCAACATCGCAAACTGCGTAATTAGTCTGCGGGGGAGTTTATCTCCCCCCTTTTAAATAGGAGATTAGTTATGGCAATGCAGTATGATGTCAAGAGTGCGCATAGAAGCAACGCTGGTAGTTTTTACGGAAGTCGAGTACGTCTTAAAGGATTTGCAGTAGCCCCAGCTGTTAGTACAGCCGCTACTTATGAGTTTAGAGATGGTAGTGCGACAGGAGAGATTCTCTGTCAAATGGACGTTCCGTCTAACTCAAACCCAAACTCGTTTTATGTGGCTATCCCACATGAAGGTGTCTTATTCCAAAATGGCATATATTTAACACTTAGTGTTGGGTCTGTTGCTGGGATTACTATCTTTTACGGGTAAGCCATGATGGACGACCAAATTAAACTTGCAGTTCATGAAAACGAGATTAAACACTTGCAAACTGATATGGATAAGTTGGTTAAGGATATGGAGGAACTTAAAACCTCTATTGCTGAAATAAGCAAGACCCTCGCGGAAGCTAAGGGCGGGTGGCAAGTGCTAATGGTTATGGGCGGTTTAGGTGCAGCAATCGGCTCGGTATTAGGCTGGGCATTTGAACATTTCTCAGGTAGATAAGATGGCAAAGAAAGCTCCAGTATTAGCAGTGGGTAGAGGTGAGAAGCTCCCCGTCTCTAAAGGCGCAGGTCTTACAGAAAAAGGCCGCAAGAAATATAATGCGGCTACTGGCTCTAACTTAAAAGCACCAGCACCTAACCCTAAAACCAAAAAAGATGCAGGGAGACGTAAGTCTTTTTGTGCCCGTATGAGTGGTATGCCTGGTCCTATGAAAGATGAAAATGGTAAGCTTACACGCAAAGCAGCCTCTTTAAAACGGTGGAACTGCGGTGCCTAGTACATCACTCAAACAGAAAAAATTTATGGCAGCTGCCTCTCACAACCCTAGCTTTGCAAAGAAAGCGGGTATACCAGTAAGTGTAGCTAAAGAGTTTAATCAAGCCGATAAAGGCAAAAAATTTAAAGAAGGTGGCAACGTGGCTAATCTAAAAAAGTTATTTAAAGGTAAAGAAACCTATAGCGAAGAGCTTAAAGAAGGCAAAGCTATTAAGTCTGGTAAACTCACTCCACAGCAATACGCTAAAGGTGAGAAGATGGAAGACTCTAAAAAGATGAAAGATGGTGGCAAATGTATGGCTAAAGGTGGTGTTACTCGTGGTGATGGTTGCGTAACTAAAGGTCACACAAAAGGTAAGATGATGGCTATGGGCGGCTCTTGCTATGCTAAAGGCGGTGTTACTCGTGCAGACGGTGTAGCAACTAAAGGTCACACTAAAGGTAAAATGGTTTAGGAGACTGTCATGGGCGCATTTATTACAGGCGTAGGTAAAGGACCATACGATGCTGAGAAAGAAGCGAAAGCAGGGGCGTGGAAAAAATCAGGGTTAGGTCCATTTGATTCTCAGAAGAAGACAGTTTCTGAAATGAAAGCCGCCTTTGATAAAGCCGCTGCAAAGAAGAAGGCTGACATAGACTATTCAAATAGTTTAACCCCTGCTGAACGTTCTAAAAAAGTAGATGAAGTATTAGGTAAAGTTCCGCAAGATTCTTATATGGATGATGACGGGGGTAAGCCTACTAAGACAGCAACTAAGTCAACTTCTGTATCGGTAACGCCTTCTAGTGCATCTAAAAAACCAATGGTGATAGAGAAAGAGTCGGTAGAAATTAAACCCGCTAGTACCTCTAAACCATCAACTGCACCTAGTAAGAGGGCATCACCCGCTAAAAGCTCTCGCAATAGTATGGCTGATGAATGGGCGGCTTTCTCTAAAGGTAGAGAAGCTGATACCACTGCGTTAAAAGATATTACTGACCGGTATAAACAAACTGGTACGTTGGTTAAATCAGAAGATTCTGATTTACCTAAACCTTCAGAGCTTAAAGACACTGACTTTAAAAAAGGCGGTATGACTAAACGTCCACCTAAACCTGCTAAGAAAGTACCAGCTAGAAAGTTTGCATCAGGTGGCAATGTATCACGTACATCGGCTTCTAAACGCGGTGATGGTTGTGCAACTAAAGGCCATACAAAGGGTAAATACCTATGAGATTCTCTCGCGGAATGGGGTGTATTAACCCTAAAAAAGTACCTGGACGAAAAGGTAAAAAATAATGACGACATCGGGTACAGCAAACTTTAACCTTGATTTAGGTGACCTCGTAGAAGAGGCGTTTGAACGCTGCGGACAAGAGCTTCGCAGCGGTTACGATATGCGCACAGCTAGACGTTCTCTAAACTTACTCTTAGTAGAGTTTGCAAACAGAGGTATTAATTTATGGACAATTGAACAGTGTGCTGTACCCATTTCGCTTATACCGGGTCAAATTGCTTATGACCTACCTATAGACACTGTTGATTTACTTGACCATGTAGTACGTACAGGCACAGGGCAAAATCAAGTAGATATTAATATTTCTCGTATCTCTGAATCGACTTACTCTACAATCCCTAATAAGAATGCACGGGGCAGACCAATTCAAGTATGGATTAACCGCCGCACAGGAGCAACTTACCCTGACGGTGCAACTACAGTTACTAAAGCTCCACAGATTAATATATGGCCTACACCAGACCAAGGCACAGTCGAAGCACCTTATTATTACTTTGTCTACTGGCGACTACGCAGGATGCAAGATGCTGGAAATGCAGTAAACACACAAGATATCCCGTTCCGTTTATTGAATGCGATGGTAGCAGGATTAGCTTTTTATCTTAGTATGAAGCTTGCTGGCGTAGACCCTACGCGTATTCAAATGCTTAAAGGGGAGTATGAGCAACAGTTAGACTTGGCACTCTCAGAAGACAGAGAGAAAGCAAGTAATCGGTTTGTTCCACGGATTATGCACGTTTAGTTATGTCAGTTAAATACTCGTCAGGTAAATGGGCACATGGTTTCTGCGATAGATGCTCTCAAAGGTTTCAGTTAAAAGACCTGAAGAAATTAACTATTAAGACTAAAGTAACTAACATACTTGTCTGTAAAAGTTGTTGGGATTATGATCACCCACAGTTACTTCTTGGTCTATATCCAATTTTTGACCCTCAGGCTTTACGTAACCCCAGACCCGATACAAGCTATTACCAAGCAGGGTTAAATGGGTTACAATTGACCTTAACGGATAACGGCGTACCGACAGACGGAAGTCGTGTATTTCAATGGGGTTGGGCACCAGTTGGTGGCGCTTCACAGTTTGATGCAGTACTTACACCTAATTACCTTGTTGCCATCGCGTCTGTTGGCACTGTTACAATCACAACTTAGAGAACTACCATGACAGGCAAAATTAAAACAGAACCTACTCCTAAAGTAGCAGGCTATCCACAGACAGGCATTAAAACGTCTGGTGTTAAAACTCGTGGAAACGGCGCTGCAACGAAAGGTAAAATCGCACGCGGACCGATGGCATAACAATGACGTACTTGGAACTTTGTACTGCAATTCAAGATTACGTTGAGAACACGTTCTCAACCGCGCAGCTAAATACTTTTATAGAACAGTCTGAGCAGCGTATCTACAACAGTATACAGCTTCCAGATTTGCGTAAAAATGTCACGGGTATAGTTACCCTACACAATAAATACCTGCAATGCCCGAATGATTTTTTATCAGCGTATTCTATTGCGGTTATTGACCCTACATCCGGTGAGTACACCTACCTTTTAAACAAAGACGTTAACTTCATTCGCGAAGCTTACCCAAGTCCAACGAGTTATGGAACACCTAAGTATTACGCTATCTTTGGACCGCAGTCTAATGATATAAACGAATTGACGTTTATCTTAGGACCTACACCTGATGTGCAGTATGAAACAGAGCTTCATTATTTTTATTACCCGCCATCTATTACAAGTGAAGAGTCTGGTGGTAATACATGGCTAGGTGAAAACTTTGACTCTGCGTTGCTGTATGGCTCTATATTAGAAGCGTACACGTTCCTTAAAGGCGATGCAGACATTATGACAACTTATCGTCAACGCTACGAAGAAGCTATGAACTTACTCAATACATTAGCTACGGGCAAAGACAGAGGCGATGCGTACCGTAACGGTCAAGCAAGGATACCTGTTAGATGATAGTACAAGGCCAAACAACTAGCTTTAAAAAAGAACTTTACGAGGCTATCCATAATTTCACTACGGATACGTTTAAAATTGCTTTGTACACAGCTAACGCTACGCTGAATCAAGATACCACTGCTTATACTGCTACAGGTGAGATTACGGGCACTG